CCGAACTGAGATCTATAGTACATCGTCCGTTTGGGAGATCGAAACTACCACTTCGGGCCAATTTAACATTAGACTCCTGATCAGTAAGATCAAGGCCAACGCGTGAAAGGCGCTTCGTAATATAGTTCCCAATCCCCCTTTGTACATATGTATTGAGGGACGACTGAATAGTTATACCGCGGGAAATTTTTGTTTCCTTAGGTACAGACAGCAATGTTGTTGTATGATGAAGTGTTACTTTGGCGGCATAATACTCTGCAAAGGCCTCGCGGTCAAAGCAGTAGATACGCTGTACATAAAAGTTCGGCTTTGTAGGGCCAATATGCGACTGCACGAATGCGGTAGCAACATAGTCCTTATATAAGCCTAACTCCTCGTGTACAAACTCTCTGATATGGATGTTTTCATACAGAGACGCCAAGGCATACTCCCGGCAACTAGGTGTAACGGTCCAACTTTCCGCGGTAAGCTTGCGGATGTAGTTGGTTGCATTACCGTTAACACCGATACAGCTGCCTCCCGTAAAATCACATAAATCCCTTATTTTTATCATGTCTGGGAAAGGTCCCAGGACATGTTGGATCCAACGGGACGCTATCGATAGCGCCTCGCTCGTACGCGGCCGTAATTCAGGACGTGTAAGAATCAACCTCAGCTTCTGGTTTGTGCGTTTATTTCTACGCTCAGATCTCAGGAAACTGAGGAAGGCCTCTTGATCGGGGTCGATTCCGATTAGAGATGGGTCCAAAGGGTATTTACGTATCACACCTGCTGCTTGGTGCATCCTGTAGTGCAAATCAGGACTCCCGTACACTGTTCGGGAAGCAAGTGTGGCCCAGTCAAGAAGTTCCGCAAACTTTCTATTATCAAGTAAATCGATAATAGGAGCGGACTCAAGACCGAGGCAAGCGGGAACAACAATCCGGACTAGTTCAATCCACGTTTCAAGTGGATCTAAGCTAGCGAAAGACCGAGGAGGCTTATTAGACCTCGACGCCGGACGGGAGTGCGGATTCCGCACCTTTCTTGTAGCTTTGAGCATTTGGATCTCCTTCAGCATATAGTCCCCGCGTAAGCGGGGCCAGGGCAGACATGAGTGCAGTAGCTAATAACGCTACCCACCAACTCTTCTTCATCGATTAAGC